GCGGAAGGGGCGCTGATGAGTGCAACATAATGAGTACGATATCGGCGCCGCCTTCAAAGCCATAGAGGATGAACTTATCAAGTCTATGATACGCAATATGGACCGACATCGGGCCGAGGAAACCAAAGAGGGTATTGAGTGGTCCATGTGGCAGGCAGAGCAGCTTAAGGCCCTGGAAAAGTATAAGAGGGATAACCGAAAACGGTATGGAAAGCAGTTTCAGAATCTCAACAAGGAAATAGGTGAGCTGATACGGATATCCAGGCAAAAAGGTAACATGCAGCAGGAAATCCAGATACTGAACGCCATTCGCAAAGGATTTCCAGCCAGGAAAATCAGCAAAGGTGCCACCGCCGAGTTTTTTAAACTGAATGAACGGAAGCTGGAAGCATTGATCGAGGCCACTACCCACGACATGGAAGCGGCGGAGACGGCTGTCCTGCGTAAAGCTAATGATGATTATCGTAAGGCAATCTTCAATGCCCAGGTTTATGCCAATACCGGTGCAGGAACCTACGAGAAGGCAGTGGACATGGCTACCAGGGACATGCTCTCACGGGGCCTTAACTGTGTAGAGTATGCCAATGGTGCCCGTCATACCCTGGCAGATTATGCCGACATGGCCATCCGGACGGCATCCAAGCGGGCGTATCTGCAAGGAGAAGGAGAGAAGCGTCAAGAATGGGGGATTACTACCGTGATTGTCAGCAAGCGCGGGAACCCGTGTCCGAAGTGCCTGCCATTTGTCGGTAAGGTCCTGATTGACGACGTCTGGTCCGGCGGAAAGAAATCCGATGGTCCGTATCCCCTCATGAGCAAGGCCGTTGCGGCCGGCCTGTATCATCCCAGATGCAAGGACAGCCACACAACGTACTTCCCCGGCATTTCCACGGCGGACGATATCTGGAGTGAAAAGGAACTGGAAGACATCGGCCAGGCCAATCAGCAGGAGGCTGAACGGAAGTATGCTTCAAGGCAGGTAGAGAAATATGGGCGGCTGGCGGAATATTCTTTGTCACCAGAAAATCAGAAGCAGTATAAACAGAAATCCGAGAAATGGGAGGGGGAGGCAGGGGAGAGATACACGGTTTCAGATGAGATAAAGGTGTATCGGGATGATACACCTGAGAAAATGATAGATTTAGTCGATAAATACACGGAGGATGAATTTGTTGTGCTTAAGGAGACGGCTGAACATGCGTATGCGTATGACCCGGATACAGACACAATTGTAGTTAACCCAGCCCATCCGTTGTATGAATATTATGACTATAGAGAGGTCATGATACATGAATTGGCGCACCGGATTGACCACAACGAGTTTGGAAGCCCAATGAATGTACAGTTTACGGATGCTATTTTAGAATCAGAGAAAAGGTTGCTGAAAGATGCGGATAGATATAATAAATTATTTGCTCCTGGAGGAGAACTGGAGTATAATAACCTCATCAGCGATATACTGGGGTGCCTGACAGATAATGTGATAGTGGGCGATGCCTATCATGAATCACAATATATTGGTATCCCAGGGTATTCAGAGTTGGAAGTGTTTGCAAACGTGTTCACTGCCCTTTACCAAGGGGATGATGTAACGGTTAAATTCCTCAAAGAGGAGTTGGGTGAATTATATCTTGCATTTTTGAAAGTTGTAGGTGAATAAAGCAATGATGAAGGAAGAATTCAAGAACCGGATGCGGAACGATGAGGAACTTCAGGCATTAAGACGGAAGGTATACGCAATTACCGGACAGCTTAAGGATATTTCTTTCTGCCTTGGTGGAAAATACACCCTGGAGGAATGGAAAGAGCAGTTAAGGAAAATTGTCGAGGAGCATGAAAAATCCCAGTAACCATAAAGGAGGGTATGTATGGATGATTTCCGGTTGATTTATAAGATACTCCGCATCCTTCAGAAATCAATGGACTGCGAGGAAATAGATAGGGAAATCCTATCTGCTGAAAGACTCGAACTGTCTGTACCGAAATGGAGCCGTATAATGGCCATGCTGTTGAATGAAGGGTATATTACAGGTGGGCAGACATGGAATGCCTTTGACTGCGGATACCCCAGGGTGGCGTTGACAAGGCCTGAGATTACGTTGAAGGGCCTTGAATATCTGGAAGAAAATACTTTGATGAAGAAAGCAGCAAACCTTGCAAAAGGAATAAAGGATACAATACCGGGATTATAACCACCAGTCATTAATGGCCGGTGGTATTTTATTTGTTGCGATATCGCAACGGAAAGAGAGGGAAACATATGAATTTTTTGGACGCACTGAATCAGATGAAAAAAGGTATCCCAATGAAACTCCCGTCCTGGGGAGGGTATTGGTGCTGGGACCCGAAGAAGGAAACCGTCGTCATGTACACAAAGGATAATCAGCGGCTTGATATTCGCGAAACACAAAGAGTGGAATATACATTGCAGAATGTGCTGTCGGATGAATGGGATGTCGCCAATGGGGAAAACACACCCATCTTGGGTGGAACTGCCACCTTTGGTTTCGGCGATGCCGTTAAATACATGAAACGCGGATTAAAAGTTAAAAGACAGGGATGGAATGGGAAAAACCAGTATATCGAACTGGCAACCAGTATCAGCTATAAAAATGCAGATGGCGAGATTGTAAACTGCACGCATGATGCCATCGGAAATAAAGCCATAGCGTTTGTTGGCACGAGCGGCGTACAGATGGGATGGCTGGCAAGTCAGGCAGATATGCTGGCGGAGGACTGGATGTTTGTTGACTGATAAGATTGAGGAGTAAGCACGCAGGATTATCCTGGGTGCTATTTTTACGCCCAAACACGAGCATGGCTTTAAACTGCTGCATGGCCAGTGACACTGATGACAATGGATGAAACGAAAATCACAGGGTGACACCCTTAAAATGGAGGTATTGACGATGAGAGACATGTTACCAATGAACTTACAGTTATTTGCAGAGCCCGCAGGCGG